AGGGCTGATGGCAGGGTCGCCGAGAGCGCTTACCGCTTCCAGGCTAGATGAAACGCTGTTAGCGGGGGAACCGGTTTCTACGACATCTTCTGGGCTGGGACTCAAGTCGATCTCTTCCCCGTCAATCTGGTCGGTTTGCACACCATCGGCATCCACAGAGCCTCCGAGGTAAGCGCGCAGGATGTCCTCGGTAGGGAGCAGTTCGCGAACGGACGTTTCCACCGCATTACGGACAATCGCCAGACGGACTTCGCGAGGTGCCTTGACCAGGGCGGGGTCAAGATAGAAAGTTTTCGCCACGTTAACGAATACCTTGTGCACGAACACGTCGTCAGCGGGAAGTTTCAACTGGATATGGGGCTTGTGGCTGTGGATTTTCACAGATGACAGAATCTTCACGTACGACACGAACGCCGCCGCTACGAGCTCCGGGAAGTATTTGTACTTGTTAGTGATTGCAGTCACCTGTGCATCAATCATACTCTGGTTCCACAGGGGGATCTCGCGCAGTTTCATCTGAAACTCCTTTGTCGGTTTTCCGAAACCCGCGTTCTTCTTCGCTGCCATGTACAACTGGTTGACCGTGTTAATAGAAAAGGGGGCAACCACGTCTGCAATCTGGAAGATGTACTCGTCCTTAGCTGAAACTAACAAGGGAGATAATTTCTGGTTGGCCGACATATTATACAAACCAAATATATTTTTAAATCAACAAATAAACACACCGGTTATTCTTCTCGTGCATAAAGCGCGAAATCCTTCACGGCGTGGCGGAAAGATTTCCTCTTAGGCCAGTCGCACCCCGAAATATCCGTATTCCACAGTGTCCCCGGGGGGCATTGCATCTTTGTAGGATTTTGTCGCCCATTCTCGCATACAAAATAGAACGGGGATTGATCATCTCCAAATGGTAACGTGTGGTCCGTACAAGTCTTCGTAGGGGGTGAAGGAGGTGGGGACTTTGCGGGAGGAGGTGGGGACTTTGCGGGAGGAGGTGGGGACTTTGCGGGAGGAGGTGGGGACTTTGCGGGAGGAGGTGATAAGATTGGTAATGTTCTGTTCATGATAGAGACATCTGCACAATTCCAAAATTCCTCTGGAATTGCGTATTCTCCACACGCTGGAAGATTTCCGCGGTCCCCTGGCGGCAGGCATGAGTTTCCCGTTACCCACCACCACCATAATACGCAGTTGGGGCATTCATAACCAGCTGGTAGTTCGAACAGCATCTCATATGTTCCCTTCTGTTTATCCCCTAAATCCCAGTATCTTTGATTTGTTTCTATATTTGTCAACCAATTTTTTGCGAAGCATTCTGGGGTTGGGGTTTTGCCGGCAGGGCAGAGACCAAAATAACTATGGCCTCTGTGAACTACGGTGAAAACGACTTTTATTTTTACTTGCTGCCCCGTTATCCACGTTCTCTGAATTTCTCCAGGCGTGTCATATTGCTGCCTCCCGCACGTGAAATGGTTGCCGCCTCCGCCGAATTGCCAATTACCATTTGGCCACACCGCATGCGGCCCTCCACCTGCCAGGCTCATGTGGTCATACTCGAGCCCACGGCGGTGAGCTATGAGATTCCTTGATACCGGTTCTTCAAGATACCCGTGAGCCGTAACCTGAGGAAGTGGTGCTATTACGGCTACTAACATAGTCAAAGTTTTCCATAAAAATCCAAGTCCCATGGTATTATAGTATGTGCATTTTTTTTCATAGCGCAAAAATACGCAGCATCATATCAACGAAAAACCAACTTAACTATATACGTCTCTGCAATATCAACACGATGTTCGTGAAATATATGACTATATTGGCGACATTCTTGTCTGTCGTTAATGGGCATGGAAGCGTTCGAGACCCTCCTGCTAGAAATGTTCTCGCCAACTCGGACGACTGTCCCGACTGCTTGAACGCGGGTGGTGTTTCGGTAATGTACAACGGCGTCCGGTCGAAGGCAAAATACGGCGTCTGTGGCGACCCATGGAACGCCAAGAAAGACCATGAAGCTGGTGGAAAATTTGCCAGAGGTAAAATAACCAAAACTTATAAATCTGGAAGCACTATCACTATAAAGTTATCATTCTCTGCAAATCATCAAGGAATGATGTCTTTCAGTATTTGCGATCTTCCAGACAAACGTATGTCTCCCTCCCAAGAGCGGTCACTCACGACACAGAGGTGCTTCAATAAGAACGGTCTTCGTCGCGCGGACAACAAAGGTGTCTATTCTTTTTTGAAAGGCAATGAAGACAAGCTCGCTGTCAAGTATAAGCTTCCCAAGAGTTTGAAATGCAAGCACTGTGTTCTTCAATGGCACTGGACGACTGGGAATTCTTGCTGTCCAGGAAACACTCAGAAGAAATATTGTGGTCCCGGAGTTTCTAAATGCTTCAAGTATACGGTGCCAGAGGAGTGGTTTAATTGTGCAGATATTAAAATCATCTGATGTTACTTTCGCATAGAATTTTGTAGCGCGAGCTTGATTCGCTCTAAACGTCGTACGGCTTCTGCCGGATTCGTTTTGATGGAGGTGTCGACGACCTTGGGACGTTTTACATCCTTCGGTTTTTTAGGTACGATCACTTTCTCAACGCTCCAATCGATGTCGACATAAAAAGTGTCGTTTATCTCGTAAAACTTGGTTTTGTATCCGTAGATTGCGAGTTTTTCCGCGATATACCGTGCCCCATGTTTAACATTTATGGTTGGTCTTCCGAGTATAAAATGCGGAACTTTGTAGACCACTGATGTTTCGTTTGCGTTTGCTCTGCGTGTTACAAGTTGAAGGGCTGCGCCAAAAAGCTGCTTATAGGTTTCGTGACTGACCTGCCTTTTCGCCAGGCGGATTTGTTGCGCATCCTGGGCGGTAAGTATCGTCATCTTTAACGTATAAAATCAATTTTTTAAGATATATTTTACATTAACGAGGCGCCATTCCAATTTCGATATGTTTATTTGGATGTTCCACCACGATAACAACGTCATTTTTGTAGTTCATATGTTTGTCAACGGGAACATTGTAAGAAAATGGAACGGGGATATGATCAGTTTCTGTAATAACATCAACTCGCGGCATGGGAGCGTTTGAGGTTTGTTCCTTTGGGAAGCACATATATGAGCAGAGGGCGGCACCAGATAATGACAGGACTACGGCAGATACTACGAAAATAACTACGAAAATAACCGCGGGCATTTTTAAAATATTTGCGTGGTTCTTATTATGGTACATTTTTAAGTGATTTCCGGAGTTATATACACTATAGCATACCAGGGTCAAACGACACTTTGAATATATGGTATTATGCGTTATTTTAAAATATTTGATTATAGTAAAATGTTTCTTTTCGTACTTGCAATCCTACTGCTCGTAATATACAATTATCGTTCTTATATCAAAAATGCGGCAAAAACTCTGAAGCTCAGAGGAGTGGATATGCCGGGACTGGAACATTTCAAAGTAAAGTACCCGACTTACTATGAAAATATTAGAAAGCATTTAGATATTTTCAACAAAGAGTATCAAAAAACATTCGACATGGACCACATGGGACCTTCCCTTATCAACAAACTGTTTTCTATCCGCGATGACGTTCTGTACAATATATCTGAAATAAGGCTGCGATTGCCAAACGACCTCGATCTAGAAAAGTCCATCACACGTGTGTACGAAACCGCGGATCGGAGAATGATGGAATATATAACTGATGTCAAGAGTCGTTTTCATATAAATATTTACCCGGGGCAAACTAGCTCTGCATTCGCTGCGAGGAATTATAGGGCTAGCAATGACATGGTGCTGTAATTACATCGTTTTGATCAGATTACCGAATGTGTTCAATCCGAGGGAACGTTCCAGTGTTGATTTGCCTTTAACAGCAGGTTTCGGCCTACGGAGTTTGAGAGAATCGTTCACTACAGATGTTGTATCGATGTTAATTGGTCTATCGGCTGTTTTGGCACTGACATGGTGTTTCGCAGCGTCGTCATATTTATATTCCTGCGTATCGTATGATATGACTGTCATCATCGTCTTTGCATAATTTATGGTGTAGTCCACCTCGAGACTAGGTTTTCTAAACTCTTCGATATCAAGATGCCCTCCGAATGCTTTTAAAACAATTTTTGGAGGAGCTGGAATCACCTGGTCCGTCAGTCCAGTTATCATTTTCCTGTAGTGCCTGATGCTCATTTGATGCACTCCGGATACCACTCTTGACATGTTATCTCTCGCATATCCCTTGATACATTCCCAAGAACAGAATTGGCCCCCGACCTGGTACTTTCCAGAACTGAGAAGTTTGAATGGATAATTCAGCGTTTTACACTCTCTTGGGATAGGGTGGCAGCAGTGCCAGCACAACTTCTCTACGAATATTTCCTCGCGTTCCGCTTTCTTTTGGATTACATCCATGATGTCCAACACGCCTGCAAGTTGCGCCCACCTAGAAACAATTTCTTTCATCTTTTCTTTATTTAATCCAAAATATTAAGTTATTAGAAGTCTGCGTCAAGACCGAACACATTATCTTCAACATTCATGACCCCCGCGCGTTGATATTCGGCGACCTTCTTTTCAAAGAAGTTGGTCTTTCCCTGTAGAGAAATCAGCTCCATGAAATCAAACGGGTTGGCAGAGTTGTAAAACTTAGAGTGACCAAGTGCTACGAAAATGCGATCAGCGACGAACTCGATGTACTGGCTCATGAGATCTGAATTCATTCCGACCATTCTGCACGGGATTGCGTCGCAAATAAAATCTTTTTCATTTTCCACAGCCTCTGATACAATGTTGCGAACCTCGTCGAATGTGAGTTTGTTCTCGAGTTTGGAATACAGCATTTCACCGAACATCTGGTGAAGACCTTCGTCCCTGCTGATGAACTCGTTGCTGAGCCCCAGACCGGGCATCACTCCGCGGTTCCTGAGCCAGAAAATTGCACAGAAACTCCCCGAGAATAGCAGCCCCTCTACACAAATCCACGCGACGAGGCGTTCCGCAAACGACTTGCTAGGGTTGAGCCACTTCTGTGCCCAAGCGGCTTTCTTGCCTACTGCGGGGATGGTTTCTACCGCTTCGAACAGACTATTGCGCTCTTTCTCGTCAGACACGAGCGAGTCGATGAGCAGCGAATACATCTCACTTTGCCCAGTGACAATTCCATTGAATGTTCCTGCGTGGCGTTTTGGCTCATTGAAACAAAAAGTGTCAGAAATTCTATTTTCGTCCGTAATGCTCTCTACACGTACAAGAGATGGGTTTCCTTTGATATCCTTAGAAATAAGTTTCAGTCTCTTTGGAGAAAACCCGAGAGAAACTAGATGAAATACTTGAGATGTGCTGATATACATGATATACTGTTCATTGCACCAATATGCCTTACTTCCACCACTACCATCTGGTAGCATACGTTCTTGAGCCTTGGCCTGAACTTTAATAGGAGTAGACACTCCGAGTGTAGTCATCATCATCTGCACATCCTTCAAGAACTCATAATTAGTAGAAACAATCTGAATACTTGTAGCCGTCTTTGTAGCATTTACGTCGACACACCCATCAGCGTCCACATACCCTGCAAGCCACCTCAACTTTGTTTGCACAGAATAGTTAATTGGAACGACGAACTTCCTCTTGTTTATTTTGTCTGTAATATAGAAATACATCTTATCATGTTTATCGTCGTTTGACACGCATCCGTTAGACGATACCTCTAGATGATGAAGCAAGTTTTTCTTCTCCCCGTATAGAGAAATTACCGGGTATTTATCACGAACATATGTTCCATCTCCACAGAAGAAACCATGTGTGTATGGATTGAGAAAAACGTCTGGGTCAGTAGCATTTACTACAGGCACTTCGTAGTTAGCAATAATATCACCTGGACACAGATCTTTAGTCATAACACGTTCTACATAAGAAAGTTCAGGATGTCCCTTCGGACCTTTGCGAACCAACCATTTATGTTCCGTGGTACACTCCAGACTCATCCCATTAGTCAGCTGTACTTTGAGAATAGGTGCATTAACGCCAGTCTTCACAATCCTCACATTACTAAACTCCTCGCCATTCCATACATTCACGTACTCTCCTACGAGAGAGTCAATCTGATGATATCCCGTATCGGTCAGTATCTTAGTCTCAGGAACAACACAATGGATGGACTCGTTGAATGCCTGGAAAGCATAGAACTGACGGGCCTCTGGGACTGTCACTTCGTGTGAAAAGTTCATCTGAAGGTTCTCCATAACAATCCCGTCGCTCGCAGCAAAGAACCCCAAGATGTGCTTGATGAAATAACGCTCGTCATCGTTAAGCTTGTCGCGCCAGTCGATTACGTCCTGACCAAGGGGTACTTCCTCGACGGTCCAGAACGACGCCACTGCCTTTTTGTACATGTTCCAGAGGTCGGGGTATTGGATGGGAAATGCGGTGTACTTGCGGCAACCATTTTCGGAGAGGATGGGATCAGTGATTGCGGTCATTGTTGTAAGTGCGTGCTGTTACTATTAACAACGGAATAAATGGCTGTGATTGTCAATATACGTTTATATATTGACAAAATAGACGGCGCGAAAGTGTATCGCATGTGATGTTACTCCCAGACGATGCGAAGCTGTGAGATTGTGTTACATTTTAATTCTTACATTTAATTGAATGTTATTGTCACACGAGTTTTGATATTTTGGCACGATTTTATCGCGGCTTTGGACAGTTCCTTGCGTTTTTCGTCCGGCTTTGCTGTCGTTTTCCTCTGTTTCATCGACTGTGTCATATCTTCCTCGACTTCTTTGATATTTCTCAGGCACTCATTAACTATATCGTTTTTGATGACCCATCTGAAAAAATTGAGCTGCCCGCACGTCGTGGAAATCTCACCGCCATCGAGATCATTGAACACGATGCGATCTCCGCGGTTGAATGGGTCGAACATTCTTTTAGAATAACTTTTCAGCTGACTTTTGTATTCCATGAACACGTTGAACAACCTCCCAGAGCTCGTCGTGAACATGATGTTTTTTTTCTTCGAGTAGTTTGAAACAAACCAATCTAGGGTTCGGAGGCTCATCAACTCGTTGTGAATTATTTTTAGCATTATGGTTGTGTTCTCTTCGTCGTCAAAGAATTCGCGCAGGGATACTTCGAGGTAATCTTTGGGGTCCTTAACCAGAAATGACAGAGTCATCTTTGTACTATAAACATAGATTTTATTAAATTGATATAATCAAAACCCATATCGACGAAATTATGTCTTCTTGTTCTGCATCCAAGGGTCATCGCCGAACACGCT